TCCAATAACAGTACACCACTCTCCAAAGATACAGTTGATGGGGCGTAACGATAGAGGGTATGAAGGTGACGTTGAGCCATGTGTACTACTACCACCTGAAACATTCAAACTTATATCAACGGAGGTATCCATTGAGTATGCTAAAAGTTAAGAGGTGGCGTAAGGGTATCATCAGTCGTGTGTTGCACTCTGATGACTTAGAGTATATTGATTTCTTAATCAAGCGTGTTGACCTTGCTGAAGGAATCTTCGGTGAATTCTTTAATGTTGCTGAAAGCTTAAGACTATTGAAGGATAGGGCAGTAGGTTTCTCTTCAGAAAGGATTGGTGATGAGCAAAGCAAGCAGGGATAAAGGGCAGCGTGGTGAACGAGAGGTATGCAAGTTATTGGAGGAGCACCTTGGTGGTGCGTTCAAGAGGAACTTACAACAGACTCAAGAGGGTGGGCATGATGTGCTTGGCCTTAAGGGTTGTGCTATAGAGGTGAAGCGGTGTGAGAAGCTACAGATAGAAAGGTGGTGGAAGCAAACAACACTACAAGCAAGGGAAGTACAGCAGTTACCAGTGTTGTTCTTCAGGAGGAACAAAGAAGAGTGGACAGTAGCTGTACCAACCTATACGTTAATGAATTGGATAACAGTAATGTGTGACTTCCACTACTCCTTAATGTCAGTAGTGCAATTCGTACAGTTCTATAGTCAGCTAATGAATAAGGAGGTAACCCCACAATGGGAAGCGTAAGACCAGATAGCGCAGACTTAAGGACTAAGCTTGAGCGTCCCGATGATGCATTAGAACATCTGTACACAACAGAGGAGAAGATGTCACGTAGTAAGAATGGTCATGTTTACCTAGCTCTCGTTAAGGTGGAGCAGTACGTCATCTACCTTGAGAAGAAGATCGCTAGGATGGAAAAGAAGTAATGAAAAAAATATGAAAAAATTTTTTAACGATAAGGAGCATGCTATGACTGATGATGTATACGGTTGGGCAAAAAGATTTGAAGATAGGATGGATGGCTTAGAGACTGCCATACATCAGACACTAAGCAGGGTTAAATTAACTGAAGAGTTGATCAAAAATATTATGAAGATGAAACCTGCCGATGTACATAAGAACGGTGAGGTTATCCTTGACCGCAGAAGAAGTGTACAAGACAGGCGTACCGAAAAGTCTCGTGACTTTAGAAAGATATGCTGGACAGGAGCATCTATGGGTACTGGTGTCTCATGCAGGAGAGGAAGCTATGACAATAAAAAGGAGAATTATGGAAACATCAACGACTTGTAGATTATGTGGTAAGACTGTTGACATGACTTCCGGATCAACTTATTACCGTCCGATCCCCCATCGAGTGGAGAAGCGGTACATCGGTGTGATCTGCTGTTCACGAGATCACGCCAACCAGATTGAGAAACACCATCCATTAGATAACCTCACACACGACATCCCCGAAGAAAGTCCCACCACTGGCTGAACTCAAGGCAACTATCTTCTTAGCCATAGGTACAGCAGCAGTATAAGCCTCTTCAAACTCCGGTTGGAAGGCACACTCATCTGATACCACTAGACTAGCGGTACGGGATCGGATGATGTGTCCACCTTCCGGTATCCCATGAGCTATACTTCCGTTACCGAATCTCATCTTGGCGTAGCTGGTGTCAACAGGCACCATCTCTTTTAACCATGCTGGTAGCTGACTATATACAAAGGACATACGTGCGTTCTCCATCTTCTTATCGAAGACGAGGGCAGCAGCGTCCTCTTCCTTTTTGGACTGAAGGAATACAGATTGATGTGGATGGAATAGACAGAGCCATAGGCTATAGAGTACTGCAACCCATGACATCATAATCTGTCTACTCTTTGGTATGAATAGGCGGTCAGACTCATGTATTACATCAATGATTTTGCGTAGGTATGGCTTATCAGGGAATGCTTTGGCAGGCGTAGTGCTGTCATGCTCATCCTTGGTGATTACATACCCAGAGAATATAAAATTATTTGGATGTTCTACCCAGCTTTTCAACAGTAGGAGCTGATGGAGTTCCACCAAGGAGTCCGATGATAGCCGACTCAATCCCCTTTGAATTGATTCCTTGTCCATTCCCTGCAATGAGATGGGCGTGTTTACTTGGTTTATCATAGCCGAACATATCCCTTAATGCTTTCAAGGCTTCCATCTTGTCATAAAATTTTAGCCTGATAGTGTTCTTACCGTTGCTCCCCTTGCCTGAACGTGTCTCGTTTATTTCTAGTACAGGCTTGAGGTCAACAAGCTCTGATTTCTTTGAGGTGATTCCATCCTTCTCGTTGAATTCAACATAATCTCTTGGGTCTAGGAAAGCTATACGTGCGTACTCTTCCGACACCCTATCGAGAGAGACGTTGAGCTTAGCTTGGACTTCTAACTTCCTGTCCTCTATGCGTTGCAAGAACTTTTTGTCTTTCATCAACCGACCAACGGTCTTGTCTATAGACTTGGTTGCATACCCTGATCTCATGGCAAGCTGTATCTTCGGCTTGTCTGGATTCATTACTATCTGGTCGATGAAGCAATCCATCTTGTTGAATTTCTTCCCTAAGTCTTCTTCAGCCATACCCTGCTCTCGCTCCTAACACTACGGGCTTGCCAGATGATTTCCTTTTCATCCTCAAGTCAAAGTAATCCAACAGCCTGACCATACAGTCACGTGTTGGTACGTAGTTTGCTTTGATCCCCTCTCTGCACTTTTCCCATATCCTTAACAGTGGTTTGTCCTCACCTCTAGCGAACCAATCACGTAACACAACGGATGAATTGTTACTACGCTTCTCATCCTCAAAAATCATACGCACACCAAGAGCCTTCTTGTATTTATAACGTAGCTCTTCGTTGTTAGTTATAAGTATGATGCGCTCTATCTTATTATCAAGCACGAACTGACGTAGCTCCCCGATGAATTCCTCTGACATCCTGCCCTTGAGTTCATCATACAAGTGGTACTCGCCTGTCTTCTCCATCTTAGCTCCTACTATGATGTAGGCAAACTGATGATCATCGTTGCCTAAGAATAGAGAACCAGTAGGATTGACACACCTCTTGTACTCTCCTTCATAGTATAGAGCTACCCCCCCAGAAGCTCCAAGCTTAGTAGCTTGATTCACTGTAGTCAATGTGAACCTTGTTGGCTGTCATATGAGTTGACTCCATGCTGTTGTGAAGCACCATGTCTTCGCACATCTTTCTTACTTTCCCTCCATTACAGGTTGCATCTGTGAAATCTTTGGTTACGAAGCCGTTCATCTTCTCAGCATCAGCACCCAGCTCTTCTATTGTCCATTCTGTTTGTTCAAACATTATTTTTTCTTACCTCCATTTTTATTCACATTAATAGCCACGACCACCACCCTTGCCCTTTTTCTTCTTAGAATAAATCATATCTTGTCTCCGTATGAGTTTTTACCACGCTTAGACTCCTTAAGCCACTTGTTCTGTTGCTGCCTTGTCATTCGAGGCGGTTTCTTCTTCTGGTTCTTCTTCTGAGTTTTCTTCTGAGGTGGGCTGATTGGCCTACTAGCTGGTGCCTTCGGTGCATTCCTCTGTCTATCTTTGATCCAAGCCGAAGTTGCAGATGGGGCTATCATCCTATCCGTTCCACCTTGTCCACCTTCTGCTGCTTGGATGGACTCTTGCACTATCTGCATAGCACGCTGGTTAACCTGCTGTTCGTAGGTCAACTGCCCACTACTACCACCTTCACCACCTTGGTCAACAGGCACTAACCTACCGTCTTGTATCCTGCTGATGCCAACATTGCTTGAATGGTCTTGAACAAACCTAGCACTACTTACAGCCCTCTCATTGGAAGGACTGAGGTTACGTTGTGCCTCGTATTGTTGTCGCTGGCCTTTGATCCTAGCTATCCTATCAATTTCATGCCTGTTTAATGGTCTATCTTCTTGTCTAGCCATATACCACATGCCTCCTCATATCAAAGCTGTCTACTTTATCAGCCATCCAGTTAGAGGACAGCATCTTGAACAGATATTTAATAGCGTCAATGCTATGGTTGTTCTTATCCATCATAGTTTCCTTCAAGTTACGGTTCTGCCCAGTGCTTGTAGTCCACTCGTTGTATCTCCACTGACTCATCTCTTTGTAGTGGTACGGACATGACTTAGTTATTCTATACCTTGGTTGCCAATCCTTTCTTTTGAACTCACCCCACATCTGCTCGTTCATTAACTCCGCAAACTCCCGATCACCCCCTCGTGTCCCCTTCAAGAAGTGAATACCTTCTTCAGCGAACAATGACGCAGGACTTACCAGATCTCCACCGTCACCTCGTTCTTGAGTAGCTGTCCACATACTAGGGTCAGCAACAATCCATTCGAGTCTGTCGTAATACTTGCACTCCTTAATTGCTTGTGATGCGTGGATGTAACCTGCCCTCTGCTTGTAGTACTCGAAGACAGCGTAGTAATCGTCAATCTTTCTATCGTGTGCAACAACCATGAAGGCCGTAACCCCACGCCCAGCATAGTCGAACCCACCATACAGCTTCCAATCCTCTGGTACTTCCTTCCAAGCTGGTAACTCAATGCGATCTCTATACTGCTCAAGAGCAGGGAACACTAGCTGTCCACCCTGTGCGTTGAAGTCAATCTCCATCTCTCTTCGCCACTTGGCTCCGGTCATGCCACCGGGGTAACCAATGAGTGACTTGGCTATCCATACTTTCCCAGCCTTGGTGTCTAAGTCCTTACCTACATCAGCAGAGTAATGAACACGTAACACCCTGACACCGTCACTTGTTATCTTATCTGTTATTCCTCTCACGGTTTGTCCCGCTCTCCTCTATGGTGTTGCATCAACCTGCCCCATGCGTTAGAGGTCGTTCTGTTGTTCACCCTCTTCATCTTTCTATACTGAGCCTTAAGATTTTCACGGTACTCAGGTGTGCCATCCTTCCATGCTTTGAATAACAAGACCCCTCTAGCATGCCGACTAGGCTCCCTTGCTACCTCTCTCCACAGCCTAGCGTTCCCTATTCTACCAAGAGTTTTCCACACGCCGTGTGCACTAACGTACCTCTTCTTTAACTTAGATCCTTCATCCTTAGTTATATTACCTGCACTGACTTCTCTATTAACCATAGCTATAAGCTGTTCCCTTATACGTTTGGCTCCTACGTTATCACCTTGCTCTATCTCGTTCAGCTTATTCAATAAGATATTAGTCTCTACCAATGAGGTTTGTCTTTTACCTGCTAAGCGTTGCTTCTCTTGGTGTACAAGCACTCGCTTACGCACCTTCTCATCATTAGTCCACTCTATTATCCTGTCAGCACCGGGGATAGTCTTTAACCATTCCCTTGTGCTCTTTTGTATATGCTTGTCAACATCAGGGTAGTCAGCCATCATCTCACCAAAGAATACATCAGTGGCGTATGATAATGCCTTGTATGCTGAGTTACTAGGAGTGAAGAAGGTTTGCATTACAAACTTCAATCTCTCTGGAGACATAGGCTCATCGGGTATCAAGCCCTTCAGGTTAGGTAATATTTTGTTCAACACCTTAGCCTGCATCCTCCAAGCTGGGTGTGTAAACGGAGTGTACTCTTTATTCTTATCCTCAAAGTCAGCACCCTTCCATATTTCCTGCATCCCAAATGTGTCCAAATTATTAGCCGCAATGATAGCATCCAGTAT